GGGAATCGGACTGCATATCCACAATGTTCGTGCGACCAATAGCCATATCCGTGGGACAAATGGCACCAGCAATGGGATTGTGCCGATGTTGCGCGTGTTCAATAATACTGCCAAGTATGTTGATCAGTGCGTTGTACCAGAAACATATATTTATACAACACAAGGACCCATTGAAATACAAAATTGTTCTTATGGCGAAACACAGGTATTTAATCTGACGGGTGGTGTAGAAACAATTGAAAATGTATTGGAACATCCATACGAAGGTCAAATATACAGTATTGAAACAATGCATTCGATTGATAATCTCAAAATTACACCAGAACACCCAGTATATGCATTAGTAGGACAATCGCGCGGATTGAATTACAGCGTAATTGAAAATAGATTAAATAAAAATATTTCAAAGTTTGAATGGATCGATGCCAAAGATTTAACAAATGATGATATGTTAGTTTATAAAATTCCAAATTATAGTGCGGACATAAATGTGATAACAGCAGATGATTGTTATATGTACGGCGTAATATTGGGCGATGGTTGTATGAGCAATGCAGACCAAAATGGTTATATATCTTTACATTCCACAAATAAAAAACATATTTTAGATTTTGCAATTAAATATTTTGAAAATAAATGCATAGAATACAGAATAGATACCAATGAAAATATTACACGAATTCGATGGAATAAAAATATAAATATGCCTTTCCGGTATAGTGATGTATATGATTCTAATAAAAGTAAAAGGGTTCATCATAAATGGTTAAATTTACCTGTTGAAAAATCAAAATATATTTTAAAAGGTTTAATAGATACAGATGGGTGCAACAATAACGAGCTTACGTTTGACAGTACATCAAGAAATTTAATTGAAAGTGTTCGTTTCATTTGTTTAAAACTTGGAATATTAACAAGTGGATATGTTAGAGATAGAGTTGGCGAAAGCCATACATCAATTGCAGGAAGTTTAATAATTAATAAAAAAATAGCTTATTGTTTAAGAATTCCAAAAACACAAACAATTTGCGATTTAATTAATATTGAGTATGACAAAACACAGTTTTTTAAATTTTTAAGATTTAATGATTTTTTATTGACAAGAATTAAAAATATTACTGTTGAAAATTATTCTGGAACTCTTTATGACCTTCAAATGAAAACTGAACATGACTATATGATTCACAACTGCATTGTGCATAACGGAGGCGGAAAGAGAAACGGGTCTTTCGCGGTCTACATGGAGCCGTGGCACGCGGATATTGAAAAGTTCCTGGAAATGCGCAAGAACCACGGCGACGAAGAATTGAAGGCACGCGACCTTTTTTACGCGCTGTGGATACCCGACCTCTTCATGAACCGCGTGAAAAACGACGGATTATGGACGCTGATGTGTCCCGACGAGTGCCCTGGATTGTCCGATGTCTATGGGGAGGAATTCGAGGCTTTGTATTCCAAGTATGAAACAGCGGGCAAAGGACGCGTGACCGTGAAAGCGAGAGAACTGTGGTTCAAAGTATTGGATGCCCAGATGGAAACTGGAACACCTTATCTTTGCTACAAGGATTCCGCCAATCGGAAATCAAACCAGAAAAATGTGGGAATTATAAAAAGCTCGAATTTATGTGTTGCACCGGAAACATTGATTTTAACCGATAAAGGACATACACAAATTCGTTTATTGGAAAATCAAAAAGTCAATGTTTGGAATGGTGAAGAATACAGTGAAGTAGAAGTAAAAAAAACGGGAGAAAATCAAAAGTTGTTGGAAGTAAAAGGAAAGCCAAACAACAGAGATGACATATTGAGTATTCAATGCACCAAAAATCATAAATTTTATGTTATTGATGATGACAACAATACGAAAATAATTGAATGCCAAGATTTGCAAATAGGAATAAAACTAATTGGTTGCAAAATGCCAGACTCAGGTTCATACGATTTTATTGAAATCATTTCTATCGAACCCGTAGAGAAACTATCAGACACTTTTTGTTTCACAGAACCAAAACGACATATGGGGGTTTTTAATGGAGTTTTAACAGGACAGTGTTCCGAAATTATGGAGGTATCAACACCCGACGAAACCGCGGTTTGCAACCTCGCAAGTATCGGTCTCCCCACCTTTGTGGAAAACGGGGTTTTCAACTACGACAAATTATGCGAAGTATCAGGCGTCATCACCGAAAATTTGAACAAAGTCATTGATGTCAACTACTACCCCACAGAGAAAACACGGGTATCCAATCTAAAACATCGACCCATCGGAATCGGCGTCCAAGGGTTGGCGGACGTGTTTATGTTGTTGAATATCCCCTTTTATAGCGACGAGGCCAAGGCGGTGAACCAGCGGATTTTCGAAACCATTTACTATGGCGCCCTACATGCGTCTGCGGACTTGGCGGCAATCAATGGCCCCTACGAAACGTATGCGGGATCACCGGCGTCCCAAGGCCAGTTGCAATACGATTTGTGGAACATCGCTCCGTCAACCCATTTGGATTGGTCCGAGCTCAAAGCCAAGATTGCGACCACGGGTCTTCGAAATTCCTTGTTATTAGCGCCGATGCCCACCGCGTCCACTTCGCAAATCCTCGGATTCAACGAATGCTTTGAACCGTTCACCAGCAATATTTACAGTCGCCGAACAATGGCCGGAGAATTCGTGTTAACAAACCGGTATTTGATGAAAGAAATGATTGATATGGGGTTATGGAACACCGAGCTCAAGAATAATATCATTGCAAACAATGGTAGCATTCAACATATTGAAAACATTCCCGACGCGGTCAAACTGAAGTATCGCACAGTGTGGGAGATTCCGATGCGCCACGTCATCGATATGGCGGCGGACCGCGGGGCGTTTATTTGCCAAAGCCAAAGTCTGAATTTGTGGCAAGAAGACCCCAACTACAATTCGCTGACGTCCATGCATTTTTACGCGTGGTCGAAAGGGTTGAAAACGGGGATGTATTATTTGAGGCGCAGAGGCAAACACAAGGCGCAACAGTTCACCATTGAGCCGAAGAAGGCGGAAGAATGCATCGCGTGTAGCGCCTAAAGCGAACTACGTTCCCTTTAAATCCCTCCTTATTTTTTATTGTCTTTTTTGTATCGCCTTCTTTTTTGAATCGTCTTCTTTTTATTATTGGATTTTCGAAATCTCTTGGATTTCCCTCTGCCGTCTTTTGTACCCAAAAAATCATTAAGGTCTTCCAAGTAACTCATATTAGGTAGATTATACGTATGGTTTTCTTGCAACGCCAAAATTGCCATGGAATGAGGCCATTTATCTAAAATCTCTTTGGTTTTTGTATTCTTAGCAAAATTGATACTTGCGTTGTCAATCGTAGCACCGTTAGTCAAAAGTACTTTCATAACTTCTGTATGGCCATTGGTTGACGCCATATATATAGGACTCGCGCCATCAGTATCTGTAATATTTGGATTCGCACCTTTGGACAAAAGTAGTTCGACCACTTTTAAATGACCTCTCATTGACGCTCGAAATAAAGGTGTCGATCCAAAACCGTCTCTATCATTTACCTTAGCACCGTTTTCTATAAGAAATTCGACAACTTCAAACCGACCTTCTTGAGATGCCATATGCAAAGCTGTCAATCCATTTTTATCTTTAGATTGTATGTTAGCACCTTTCGATATAAGCATCTTGATAATATCGATATGGCCTGGATGTGACGCCATATGTAAAGGGCTGAATCCACTTTTATGTTTATAATTTACATCCGCACCTTCAGCAATCGCTTTTTCGACTGCTTCTAATTTACCGTCTTTACAGGCTTGCAAAAAAGCTTCATTTTCCATTATATTATTAATGTTTATTTTATTTCGTTTTTATTTTGCTAAATCGTGAACTACATTCCTTTTATGGTGATGGGATTTTCGTGTTCGCGAACCATTGTAATGATATAAAAAGATATATCATTATATAATCATGGATTGTATATTGCAAGAAGACCAATATCGAACAATTTATAACACGTCATTTTTATCACTGGGGTCATCCTTGTATGCCGTTTACACTGGGTGTTATCAACTCTCCGTTTGTCCATTGGGCGTATTTATAACATCGATCAATTACTGGCGAAAACCCGATTATTCTTGGAGGCGGTATCTGGACATGGGAGTTGTCAAATGTGCTTTACTCTGTCAAATTTATAAAGCATATGGATCTCGAAATATGTACCAATATTATGGCATAACCACCGGTGCAATTGGCTTTTACGCATTGGGTGTGTATTACTATAAACAAAAAATGTATTGGCATTCAACGTATGCACATTGCACATTCTCGCAAACATTGCAAACCTGTTTTTGTATTCTGGATATTCTATTCATCCGTGAGTTCCATCAATTTCTCGTTCAAATTGTTGCAATAGGTCATAAACTGTTCTTTTTCAAATTTCTCTTTTTGAAAAAGGTCTTCCAATTCCTTGTTCTCTCTTATCAAATCAATGTGTTTGGGCCAGATACTGGAATCCGTTAACCGATGATAATCCAGGACAAACTCATTGAATTCGTATTTATACGTGTTGTAGTTTCTCTGCAATTGTTTGAGCTCCTTTTGCAACCACTTATTTTCTTCCTTCAACTCGGAAATAAAATGATTGTTTTCCTCGTCGATTTTTTGGCGGGTTTCTCTCCGGTATTCTTTGGAAAAGATCTCGAACCCGAGGATGTATTTCTCCAAATCGTGTTCATACCCAAGTGGCGCAAAACACGGAACGAATGACCGGGTGGATTTCAACATCATCTCTAAATTCAGTTTCAGCATTTCAAGTTCCAAAGGTGTGAATCGGTGATTCGACAAGACTTTTTCGGGCATTTGGATGGCGTGTTTTGTTCTTGGCAGTTGTTTGCGCAGAGACAAGACAATTTTTCCGGCCGTTTCGTAAATTTTTACATAATGGAATGAAAACCTTGTTATGGACGGAGTCCAATCACTCAGCGTGATTTCCAATAGGGGGTTCATAATAATTAGTAAATATATATAAATAAATCATTATAAATAAATTATAAATAATTATAAAGTATAAATGGATCCGAAACCCGTGACAATCCAAGTGCAAAAACGCTCGGGCTCAAAATACCATACATCCATTATTGGATTGGCCACCGATTTAGACCTTGAAAAAATAATGGCGTACCTGAAAAAAAAATACAAATGCAATGGGTTCATTTCAAACGACCTGAGAAGTGGCGAAGTCATTACGTTGACCGGCGACCAAAAGGAAAACGTGTATCGATTTCTGGTGAGCCAGCAGATATATAAGAAGGAAGAGATATTGACCCGGGGACTCTAGATAAACAATTGATTAACAACAAACCGTTGTTGTTAATAAATATAAATACAACTACGTACATTACACTATGACTACTGTGTTTTTGTCTTGGATATACGAAAATATAGATAAATTCGATATGACTATTATATCAAAACATCCAGAAGCAGTTCCTTATTTGAAAGAAAACCCAAATAAAATAGACTGGGATTCGTTTTCAGAAAATCATGCGGCCATAGAGATAATAGAAGACAATTTAAACCGATGAACATTTAAAACGGCACACAAAGTGTGCCTTATTAAATGGTTATCGGTCACGAACCTAGAAGAAAAAATGGCACTTTGTGCCATTCTAATTCTTCGACGGTTTAAATAAAGTAAATTGGTCATCTTTATCACGTAACAGTTCCGCATTTTATTTGCTACATCAAAATAAAAATAAAATAGATTGGAATGAACTTGGACATAATACTGCAATGAATACACATTTATTGTACGAAGGAAATATTGATAAAATAAATAATTGGATGCCGATTTGTAAAAATAGAAGCGCATGGATTGTTAATATTTTAGATGATAATAAAATGATTAAGATACGCATTTTATTATTTTATTTTATTTTTGTATTTGCTTCAGTTTTTTGGAAGGAGTTCAATTTTATTTCATACTACTGTTTTACATATATCAAATGATATTTACATTCAATGGTGTAAATGTAAATATTATTTTACCTGTATTTTAGACATTGATTTTCTTTTTTTAGACCTTGATTTTCTTTTTTTACTGCCGACTTTTCTTACTATATCTTTTGTTAATATCATATCATATTGTAATAATTTACTAAAATATATAGTAATTAATATATTTCTAAACCAAATGTATTTATCTTGACAAAAATTCGATTCTGTTTTCATAATTTCTTTTACAATATTAAAAAAACCTTTAACAGATAATTTATTAACATCATCCGAAGTAAACAATTGTATACCATCAAGTAATTGTTTTATTTTAGTTTCATCTTTTATATTATTTTTTTCAAAACATTCATTTAAAAAATTAATAATATTTCTATTTATTTGTATACTATTGTTTATTTGACTATCTGTATGATTTGTTTTTGAATAATAGCCTTTTGTATTATACCAAGATTCATTATTACATAAAATAAGAAAAATATTTAATTTAATAGCAATATTTTCACATAATCTTAACATAGATTTATCCATTAAACTAATATAATTTATATTTGGTATTGAAGTCGCAAAGTTTTCTATATTTATTAAATTTTGTTTTCCACTCGTTTTGCATTTATTTAGTTGTTCTATTATTATATGGTCCCCATCTATTTTAAATAGTAAACACAAATCATTTGTTTCACTATTAGACAAAATTTCATATTCATCCTCCTCTGAGTCATAATTAATTTTAAATTCAGATTCAGGAAAATATTCTTTTATTTTTTCTTTTATTTCTTCCATATATATTAGTAATATAATATTTTCTGTCCCTTACCATCCATAAACCAATGCAATCGAAGAGTATTTGAATCAATTGAAACATTACATTAAGATGATATATTTTCAACTATAAGACAAAAATTGGTGATGTATACAAAATAATATGTACACCTGAAAAAAACGAACAAATTGATAATTTGCGAACTATGGAATCCACATTTTCATCATCAGAACTTAAACAAATCCGTGAAATAATATCAAGACCATTCAGACATCAAAAAAAGGTGGTAAAAAAACACAAAAAAAACGTAATAATAAATAATATTGTTTATGTTTTTTATAAAAAATATATTTAGACAGTAAATCTATTTTTTAATAAAACGATGAATCTTTTTCCATCATCCAAGCCGTCACTTACCTATGTGTCGTGTTTTGTCAACATAAATTGCAAAGAACCCCACAAAACGCACAGTTGGCGAATGGACAATTTTCGACAAATTGCAAAAACGGGTGTCCCCATCGTTCTCTACGTGGACGCCGAAATCAAAGAGGCTTTTGATTGGACCCAATTTTCCAACGTGGTTTTGCGTGATGTTGATTATTCCAAATCGTGGACGTACAAGGTCTGTAGTTTGTACAAGGGCAATCTTCCTGCCTCCCGCAACATGGTGAAAGATTCGTTTCTCTTTCTCTGTTTGATGAATATGAAAATCGAGTTTGTTGTCAACGCGGTCAACGAGAATCCTTTTGACACTCAGCATTTCGCCTGGATCGATTTCAATTTAACGCACATATTCAAGCGAAAAGAGGCCACGTGCAACTACATGAAATTCCTGACCACGTGCAAATTGAAACCTCGATTCATCGCGAATCCCGGATGCTGGGAAAAGGGCCAAGGAATGGAAAGCATCGTGGACAATATCAATTGGCGATTCTGTGGCGGGTTTATGATTGGCGACGGTCAATCTTTTCTGGATTTGTTCGACCTTTACTTGGAGCATTTCACCATATTTATGCACCGGTATCGCCACATCACGTGGGAAGTGAATTTCTGGGCGTGGTTGGAAGCCAATGCGGGCTGGGAAATCGTCTGGTTCAAGGCCGACCACGACGACAGCATTGTCCGCATTCCGTCGCATCTTTTTTCGCGCTGTATTGCAGACGAAACCGGAATGGCCACCGTGCGATACCCATTTCCGGAAAAACCCGGGTTCTATCCGTCATCCAGTTCGTACATCCATTTTGACAATGAACATATTTTGAATGTGCGGTACGTCAACTACAAGCTGGACGAGTGTGGCAGATACCACATCAATCACCCGATTGGCCATTTGGAAACGCTCAATTTGCGGTGCTATTTGACGGAGGATCTAAACGAATTTCGTGAAGACCCCGAGTTTATGTGGGAAGGGATGATCGGGCTCCGCGAATACGACAAATCGATTAAGGGACTGGAAGATGTGCGACTTTTCGTTTCTGGAAATCAGCTGAAGTATATTGCGACCAACAAATCTTACCACGTGATGCAGAAAATCCGGATGATAACGGGCGATTACTCCGCATCCATGGCGATGTTTGAGAACGGACGTGTGTTAGAACCGCCGACCGACACCTATTGCGAGAAGAACTGGATACCGATAAGCAAAAACCGGTTCATATATAGGTGGGCGCCATTCGAAATCGGCGAACTGGAAGGCGATGCGCTGAAAATTGTCAAATCGGTTCCGACAGAACAACTGATTACCATTCGTGGTTCAACGCCCCCTCAATGGTCGGAAAGAGACCAATGCCATTATTGCGTGGTGCATTATTGCGAACATGTGCACGGGGCAAAAACGCTGGCCTACTACCATATGCTGGTGAAATTGGACAAAGAGTTTTTGCCGTTTGAGTGGTCGAATGTGTTTCATTTTAACCGAATCGGAATCCAGTACTGTATTGGATTTACAGTATTGGAAAAAGGGTTTGCGTTCTGGTTTTCGGAACATGATGGGAACCCGGGGTTCCTAAGGATTCTTTGTTGATTTTATGAAATATGTTTTATTATCATTTACTAGCGGGTTCATTTCTTGTGTTTTTTTGGATGGTCCTTTTGGTTGGGCAACGGCTTCTGGTTTGGCAACGGCTTCTGGTTTGGCATCTGCTTTTTCCGCTTGTACTCTTTTGTCTTCTGCTTCTTTTGCTTTGGCATCTGCTACTCCTTTGTCTTCTGCTTCTTTTGATTTGGCATCGGCTTCTGCTTGTAGTCTTTTGGCTTCCACATCCGCTTTTGCTTTGGCTTCCACATCCGCTTTTGCTTTGGCTTCCACATCCGCTTTTGCTTTGGCTTCCACATCTTCTTGTTTTATCACTGCCGGATCAAAATTCATCTCCAAGTCTAAATTAGAATCAAACCCTGGATTAGAATTAAAATCATTATTCCATTCATAAACCTCTTGGACATCTGCTTCAGTATTAGCTTCAAATGGTTCTTCAGATCTATCTCCGAATAAATCATCAAAATCTTTATCTTTAAATACATCCTTAACTTCAGATTCAGGTTTATCAACCGGTTTTACAGATTCATCTTTAACTTTAGGTACCGGAGAAACTGATTGCAATGCTTCTGCAATAAGTTGTTTGAAAACTTTTATCGATTTTTTTGGAGACAATGCATTCACGATGAGTTTTTTGAATTCTTCGATTGCGTTCATCGGGCTTGCACTTGCCCCCATTTTCAAAAAGTCTCCATTCGCCAATGTTCCATTGGCAACGACTTTGTCAAAAATCAATCGATAATGAGTCCCATTCGACAACCCAAAACAATTGTCATCTAGCCCATTACATTTTTCGACCATAATTTTTATGTAAAAATTGGGGTTTAAGTTCTTAATATTTTCCTCAAGTGTATCTGTTGTAAAAACCTGATTTTCATCCACAATGTCTACCGATTTTAATTCACTTTCATCAAAAACAATGTGCGCAACAATATAAAACGCCATGAATGTATATATTTAGAACACACATTTCTAAATATATTTATTGGTTATTTCTTGTAAACGTAGTATTTGCGTTTGGTCTTTTTGGATTTCGGACCCAGGGTTTTGCGGGAACCACCAGGAATCTTCTTAGGAAACTCTTTTGCCAATAATTTGGTTAAAGCATCTACTTGGGCTTTGTTACGGTCATTCATATCACTTTTATAAAGCACGATTGCATCTTCAATTTGTTTCTTAAAATCTTCTCTAGCTTTTTCAATACCAATCAATGCACTTTTTGTATCATTCTTTAATGTTTGTTCATTCGTTGTATCATCAAATGGATTATTATTACAAACATATTGTTTCAATATATAAACAATTCCAACTACGTAATATCCGTCTAGTAAATAAGTACGTTTTGATATTAGTTCTCTCACTTTTTCTTCAGTAACGTCTTTAATTGTGGATGGTAAATCATTTATCATAGAATATGTGTTTGTTGTTTTATTATTTTTTACAACCACAACATAATGACCTCTATCTGCTAAGACAAATGAAACTTGTTCGAATATTTTTCCGTCAACTGTGATTTCTGGTTTCAAAAATTCTTGAACGGATGTTGAGAAATCTCCTGGTGTTTCGGACTGAAATGTTATAAAACGAATATCTTTGTCAATATTGTACGTTCGGTTATCAATAACTAATGAACTATCCTTAATTTCCATTTTTGCGGCATTAATATTCAATGGCACCACATTCATATCTTCGCGACCAAAATGAATTTGTTTACCGTTATTTAGTATGCTGTGGAATAGAAAATCATTATTATATAAAAACGTGTGTTGATTATTTGTTCCATTTGGGGTTACTAAATAATAATTTTCATTTAAATATCCAATAACGGTGGGTTTAACTAAATATTTCTTAATATCAGTTATTATCTCAGAACCATTATAACCAGTTCTATCTTTTTTTCCAAAATGCGCGTCAATATATTTGTGTATTAAATCTACAATATAGTATTGTTTAGAATCAAAATTAATATTCGTTTTAAAATCACTACCACACATAACATACAATGGCACCAAATACGCCATCAATATCGAATTCAACCAACAAGAATTTGATGCATTTGAGGGTGCAATCATTTCAAATGTCGGTGATGTTGTACTTGCGGTCGCGGATGTTGCACTTGCGGTTTCTGCATTTTTAACTAACACTTCAAGTTTTTTTGAAATTGTATCCACGGTTAATTTTTCATAGCCACTCGTTGTATTTATAAACTGAATCAATGCGTACAAACCATTAATTTTTTCGAAATCTGTATTTTGTATTTTGTTAACTTCATTATCATTTATAAAATTATTAGAATTTATTGGCATAATATATATTTCATCCATGATCTTATGTATAGTCGTTATTGTTCCAGGTGAACATTTTTTATTGTTATGAAGAATATCATTCAAAAATAAATAAAATGGAATGTATTTGTAAAAATCTGATATTTTTTCAATAATTCTGGTTTCTTTGTAATAATTTCCACTTATATCTTGAACATTATCGGCACAACCATCATCAGACTCTGGTCCAGTCACAGACTCGGGTCCTGTCACAGACTTGGATCCCACAACAGACTTGGATCCCACAACAGACTCGGCTCCAGTCACAGACTTGGGTCCTGTATCTACAGCAGACTTGGGTCCTGTATCTACAGCAGACTTGGGTCCTGTATCTACAGCAGACTTGGGTCCTGTATCTACGGATACAGAAGCCAAAAAATCTTCTTTAATCAGTTTTTTTTCAGCTTCTTCTTTTGTCACAGCAGTTGACAAATTTAATGTATAAGTAGTGCCATCGTATGTTATGCATTTTGTTTTTTCATCTTCTGAACATGAGTTACCCTTTATAATTTTGATTGCAAATACAGATTTTGTTTTTTTTTTAATTAATTCAGAAGGAAGTTCGACCGAAAAAGCATCCGTGTATGTATCAAGAACCATTATTTTTCCAGCATCATCAATTTCAATAATTGCGTACCGTTCTGGGTCAGCAGCAAGTTTGTCAGAGGCTTTTTTATCGGCTTCTGCTTTTTCTTTCGCAAGTTTATCGGTTTCTGCTTTTTCAGCGGCTTCATTTGCAACTCTTTCGGCTTCTACTTTTTCAGCGGCTTCCTTCGCAACTCTTTCAGCATCAGGATCCATAATACCTTATACATTAAACCCACATTTTTTTACAAAGCGATAACCGCACGAACCAATTCTTGAACATTGACATTGTCCAATCCAGGAACGCGTTCCCCATAATATGTATATAACCGTGCCAACATTTCAACATCTTTCCCCGCGTAAAAAAAGATATTTTTCAAAAATTCCGCATATCCACTCTCCAAAAACGATTTGTCTAAAGAGTCCATATATTTTTTGGCAAATTCCATATCATCATCATTCGCCAGAATCCGCAGTAAAACCGCGATGAAACAGTAAATCGGAAGCGATACATCATCTCGTTTTCGCAAAAGCTCCACCAATTTGTCATAAACCGTGATTCCAATCGCATACCTTTTCAAACAGGTGCAATAGATAATCCCCAACTTGTCGTAAAAATCAAAATTCAAATCGTCTCTGCCAATTTTCACATTTGCAATGATACACGATTCGAACCATTTGATACATTCCGCAATATTTCCCAACGCAAAATAGTTTTCAGCAATACTGCTGGAGCATTTAATCACGAAATTCGTATCAAAAGGCTGTTGTTCCAGAGCCATCCGGTAGGCCACCGACGATTTGGTATAATTTTTCGCTTTCTGGAAACAAATGCCGGCGCGTTTGTGGTTAATGGCGGACAACATCAGCAAATTCACTTCAATGTAATAGGTGGCAGCCAACATATAATTGTCACCTGCGTCTTCCAAAAATTCGGTTAGTTCAAAAAGGCTTCCCGCCTTCTCGTAAAGTTGGGCGACGTGTTTTTGCTTTATCGATTTAAAGTAGGAAAAGTATTCCAGGTATGTAGTGTTAGTTAATATTTGCTCGGCGTCCCTTATGTATTGTTTGGCAACAATATCCATATAATTATTTTACTAAAATAATAATAAAAATATGTCTATATAGATTTACAAAATGGATTATCAAAATTACTTAACGGCTACAATCCGGGTTCCGGTCAAAATTAGTCAAGAGGGGGAACTTATAATGCTGGATAATCATGCGGAAATTAGTGTTGAGCCATTGGTGCACGAACCGAGAGAAACGTTTGATTCGATTTATGAAAAACTGATCGAATATGTTCGTCAAAACCCCAGTTATTTGACGAGGATTCTTAACGAAAGACCGATCGATGATCTTAACGAAAGACCGATCGATGATCTTAACGAAAGACCGATCGATGATCTTAACGATAAAGGTCTTGGCGAAGTTGTTAGTTCACTGCACCGATTCTCCTATTTCAAAAAAAGCAAAAAACCCCTGAACACATCTTTTCGGAACAAAGGTGGAAAACACAATTTCACAAAGAAAAATTACGAGTAATATTTTTTGAAACGGCATAAACACAATTTCACAAAATATAGAATGGACTTAAAGAATTTTTACGACAAGTTGCAACCCGATATTCAAATACATTTGGTAGAAGAATATGTGAAACCGCAACTGATGTATGACGAAATGATCAACGAATTTCACCGACTCATTGAATCGGAAGAATGTCAGCGATTGGAATGGCAGGTTTTAATGCCCGTGGTTAACAAAATCATTCAATGCAAACCGGCGATCAAAAAAATGTGCGAATTAAACACACTTGGATTCAAAGAAGTTTATGAACAACACATTGTTCATAAAAATAAAACCTTTGTAAGATTCGATTGCAATGTATCGAGTATGTGCGCGGAATTTGTCATGCGCAAGTGGCACTAGATAGGGGGCTTCGCCCCCTCCTTTTATACAGGTTTTACTGAAGGGAAGGGGTCATAGGGGAAAGGACGCTTCGCGTCCGACCGTCGGCACCTTATAGGGTGCCTTATCCGTAGGTTTCCCTATTACCAACGCGGTCTCTGTCCCTTATGCACCACCATCGGCTCCGGGAGTTGCACTGGTTGCGAATCAAAAAGATTCAGTGACCGTATTTGCTTTATATCCGGTACAATCGGGCTCTGGGTCTGAACCATATTGCACGTTCCAGTTCCTCGCAACATGGATTCAATGTCGCACGAATTGTTGGCAAGATTGACGCGCGAAGCTTTTTGTCCTATGAGTCCGTTTCCCGGAAAATAGGTATTCACGGGGCACCCCATGCGGTTTTCGGAATTAACATAGTAATCTACAAATCCAAAACTGACGGCCTGTTCCAAATCATAATCTCCTTTTTGCGATTTTTTTCTAGTATCTGTCATTTATACTGGTTCAAGAGAAAAGTTTCTTATGCAATGCAACATACGCGGGACAAGAGTCGTCGAACCGGTTATCCAATGTGTGAAATGCAACCAGCATATTATGGAACAAGGGCAGATTGTCGTATGAAAACAGGACACTGAGTCCAATCTCCGGATTTTCCGACAACATGAAGGACGCTGCCTGGTTATAAACCACCTGGAAAAGCGGTTGGTCCTTTGTATCAAAGAAAAGTCGGTCGAGGACTTTGACGATGGTGTCGTCGTCGTATTCTTCCATCGAAAACAGTTTGCACACAGTTTGCTGATATGCGTCGTCGTCCTCGTAGGAAATGTCGGTTGCGTCGTAGTTGTAGGACATAGTTTGCTAAATATAAATAACACTTATTATTTATATTCTTTTAGGGGAACTACGTTCCCTTTTGAACCTTCCTTTATACCTCGCTTCGCTCGGAGGCTCACCTAAGGGAAGGGGTCTTAGGGGAAACCGTAGGTTTCCCTTACTAGTATCCCGAATCATTGGGCAAATGGCTTTTGGATTTGGCCTGCTCTCGGGTGGCCGACCCACCGCGAGTCCAGCCGTCCAGCGCCGCCTCCTGAACCAAATACTTGGGGTTGGTTACGGTTTCCTTGATACTGTCGATCAAAGGATACATGTTGTTAAAGGATTGTTCGGTAATGGTAGAAACACTCTTCTTGTTTGCAACGATGTCGCCCTGTTTTAACTGAGACTCCAATACGGTGTCGCAAGAACCTCTGCCTAAATAAGGAACAGTCAAGAAGGGTCGCTGTTGCAGAGAGAGTTTCTCTAAAGCGCGAGCATTCTCCTTCTTAATGTTCAAAGTCGAATCCACATCCACAGTGAAAGGATTGATACCGCCACTTGCCCCGCCGTTAATTCCAGTGAACATCATGGAAGGCTGTTCAGTTGCGAATTTCACGTGATTATCACTGCGATTCTCGCTAAAATAAGTGGACAACATGTAATTATTGAACTTGGTATTCATAATGGTCTGCTGTGATTTGTCGGTGTTATCGCTTCGCATTCGTGAAGGGCCATTGAATGTGTATGGGTATACTGATGCCATTTTGATTATACTATATACAATATAAAAATAGGGAAACCTACGGACCCGCTTCGCTTACCCCCTATGACCCCTTCCCTTACAAAAAAATATTAAGCATGGGATTATAGGAAAGTACCTACGGAAGCAAGTGTCCGACGGTTTAACTGTACGCTACATCCGTCGGTTCCCTTAAAAAGGAGGGGGTTTTAAGCCGTCAGGCTTCGCCTTTGGGGGAACGTAGTTCTCCCACTTAGTAAAGGTTGTAGTTGCCCGCATTATTCTTAGCACAAGCAAAGGCGTTGCCTTCTTTGCACGACACCATACCGCCATAACAAAACTCGGAAAACGATTGTTGGTCATTGGGAATGGTGGTGCTCGCGGTGCTATTAAAAGGTCTCAAAGACTGTTCAAACACGTATTGGTCGCCTAAATCCGTAAACAGTTTCTCTGTGATATCTGGCTGGTCGGGGTTCATTTTTCGAACCATTTCTTTGGCTTGTTCAATAATATTGGCATTCACGTTTTGGTTAAATGCAGGGGGCGCCGGTTTTCTATTTGGGTCATAAATGTAATCGGTCACCAAAACATTGCCAAACGGATTGGAAGAATCGGGTTCTCTAAAAACATTGGACAAATCGACGGATTTTATTAAATCCACGTCATCGGTTGGTGAAAATCCCTCCTTCTTTTTCTCAATTTCGTCTTTCTCTACTTTCTTGGATTTGTGAAGCATGAAAATAAAGAAGAGAGAAATGCCACCAATCAATAAAATGCGCACACTTTTTGTGTACAAAAATGTAATGAGCGTCAGAAGAACCACTGTGCGCGAAATGGCATTCAACTTTTGTTCAAAAGACATCTTCTCTACGGGAAATAATTCAAACAAGAAATCATTGTTCAGCAAAACATTTGGATCATCACTCCAAAATGGAATCGTGTTTTGTTCTTTTTTTTTATCGGGATTTATTTCCAAATCAGCGGGTAGTTCCATTATAATATATGAATGAAAGATTTTAGGGGAACCTACGGTTTGAGAAACTTGTTGCTTCCCCTAAAGGGAAGGGTTGAACCGTAGGTTTATTTAAAGGGAAGGGTTAAACTTGTTGAACCGTAGGTTTCCTTTAAATATATTTGGACACATGCAAATGCGAACGGTGCGCCATCATATGGAAATCGTGTTGTCCTCCCTCGTCATCACCATAACTGGTTAATCCATCTTCAATCGCCAGCATCGGGTAAACAATGCATCGTCGGCCCTCCTTCGTAATTGTCCAGTCGGCACTGAATGGAGCAATCGCCCTGTTTTCGTCTGCGTATCCATTTGCATATTTCTCTACGATTCGGGTCGCCTGTTTTCTGGAAAGCAAATACATTTGGGTGCCCCAGATGTCGCCATAATCATAGTAGCGAAATGTGGTGGTTTCCGTAGTGTCTAAATCTACATAAATGGACTGACGATATTTGCCAAATGAACCGTTGGTTTCGCCGACGAGAGGATAGGTGATCAGGTAACCCAGAAGCATGGTGTCCATCTGCATCGCTTCAAAATCGGTGAGCACGTGATCCAACTTTGTTTTGAAGCTGGAATCAATCATGATATCGTCTTCGCAGAAAATGGCGTAATTGCGCGAATCTTTATCTACAAATTCGCGAATCATATCTAGGTGACCATACATGCACGACCAGCATTTTTCAGTGTGGGGGATGAGACCACGGCCAGCGATCCGCGGGTCGGTGGTCGGCACACCGGGATGCAAGACGGCATCAAGACCGGCAAATCGCGTTTTCATGGAGTCGGCGCGGACCTCGTT